AGTAACTGGATTTCATAAACAAGCCAGAGCCAGCCTGTTTGCCGCGCTCTTCTTCTCGTTTTATTTCGTCTAATGCCCGTGTAAACAACTGCTCGTAAACTGTTGTCTTCTGGTCATCCATTAAATATACACTAGCAGCAGCTAGTGCGCAATACAAATATGCGTCAGGGTGTCGAGTCAAGATGATGTTAACTAGGTTGCTACCTGACAAGTCTGGAACGCCCTCTGAGTAAACAATCTCCGCTGTATAGTTAGCATCAGGGGTTGGCGCAAACTTAATCTCACCACCAATGATTGTGTAACCCTTTGGCTTTCCCTCTGAGTTGTTCGCGTAGATTTCATTCACACGAGTAGGTGTGTAGTACTCAAGAACCTCTGTCGGCGCAGCGTTTAACTTAACAAGCCGTATGGAGCGCAAGTCTGTCGGCAACGACACAAAGGCATCTCCAGCAGTTAGTGTTGCTGTAGCGCGTTTCTCTTGACTCCGAGCCTGCATTTCGCGAGCCATACGAGCTTCGGCTAGTGATATAAAGTCTGGGATTTGCGCTGTAAGGTCATCACGAGCTAGGAAGTTGGCAATAGATGCCTGAAGCTCTGTGTAGTTAGTAATCGCCATTATACGTTTCCGCCACTAGTTCTAAATGCTCTGTTATCGTATTCGTTGAGCCATTTCTTCCAGCCATTCGGATTGTCCTTTGGCTGTCCCAACTCAAGCAGTAATTGATGATACAACGCTGTGGGTATTTCCGCAACCTTCTGTTGGTGCTTCTGTGTGTTTCCCACTAGGCTGTTTTTTCTAAAGTCGTTTTGCTGTTCCCTGTTTGACTTCAGCAAAGCGTCTACATTCTGGCTTGTCTCAAAAACCATTGAGCCGTCATCTTTAAAATGCGCCCAAGTTTCCTTGCCAGTAATGTCGTCCCTTTTAACAAATCTCTTCTTCATAAATTCTCCTCGTAAGTAAAAGGGGCGGCGACCCCAATAGCCGCCACCCCCAAACTTGTCAAACTACGACAGGTCGTATACCGCACCGTGAGCTTTCGGAGCAGACACTTTCAATGTCCACTCAGTCACGATTTGGAACTTCTCGCTGTCACCAGTTTTCGACAACTCGCTTACAGCAAAGTTGCGGCTTGGCAATGTGCAGATAGAAGCATAGTCGCTGTCCAGCAGGTACACACGGTTATCTTGTGCAAAGCGGTCAATGACCACGTCTAGCTGGCCGAAATCGGATAGATACAGCGAAACCGAACCAACGATGGCTGCTTCACGTGGAGCAGTGTAGTTGATTTGGTTGGTTGCAACGGAGCCGCTGTTCAAGTCGCTGAAGGCAACTTTCTTAGCAGGAGAAACAACGAGCATGTTTGGCTGACCACCATCGGTGTATGCAGCTTGCATGGCGTTGTCGATTTGGGCGAGGGTCAGGTCGCGGTCAGTGCCAGCCATATCTGGAACATCAGAACCGTTACCAGTTGCAGCCGAAGTGCCAGTGGCATCGTCTACGTTGGTAATCCAAGCCGAAAGCGCACCAGCTTTGCGTGGGTCGGAACCCGAACGTGCTGTATCGGAGTGAAGCGATTTCTCGATGTCACGACGAAGCTCAAGACCTTTGAGGACTTTCTGATATGCAGTTTCTTTGTCACGACCAGCTTTATCAACGGCGTCCAATGTGCCAGAGATTTGTGCGTCTTTGACCGAAATCTGCATGTAGTTACCAAAACGAGTGGTAGCCGTGGCGTCATCACCAGCGGCGTCAGCACCTTCGTTTACATGGTTGTCAGCAACAGCAGCGGCCAACTCTTGTACTTGCCACTCGACAAATACGCCGTTTCCTGTCTCTTTTTTCAGAGCCGAAAATACGGGGGTTTCTTCTGGGTCGATGCGTGTGATTACGTCCGACAGGTCTTCGCGCGCGCCAACGGCTGCGCTTGTTTTGTAAGTAGTCATAATTTTAATCTCTCATTCGTTGTAAAAGTAAATCAACGGCAGCATCTTTGCTGCCAGTTTTGTTTAGGCGTTCTAGTGCCTTATCATTGCGCTTTGCTTTAATCTGCGACTTTGACTTAGGTTGCCCAGAGCGGGTAACTTTAGGAGCCTTCTTTACCTTCTTCTGAACCTCTGGCTTCTTAGCCATAAGTTGGTCGTAAAGGTAAGCCTTACGAATAGCAAGAACACCACGAGCATCTGCGATATTAGAGACTTCTTGTTCTGAAAAACCAAGAACGCGCTGGGCGTAAGTAATAATTTCAGTCTTCTCTTTTTGTGCAACTTCAGGATTTTTCCACTCAGGTAAAACCTCTAAAAGTTTTTCCTGTTGTTGGGAAAGTGTCGCCTGATGTTGACGCATCAACTCTTCCTGTTTCTCTTGCTCTACACGCGCTTGCTCGACCTTAATTTTTTCACTCGCTTCCTTGCGGTCGCGATAGGCCTCACGTTGGCGCATATACTCCATTGGGTCTTCTGTGTAGAGATTATCCCAATACTCTTGGGGTTGCTCTCCAGCAGATTCCATCTGGGTTTGCAGAGTTTGCAAAGCTTGAGCATATTGCTCACGCTGCTGCGCTAATACGGCTGCATCTGACTCTGAGTTCTTGCGAATCTCAGCGGCTTCTTGCATGCGTTTTTGCGCTGCCTGTTCTAATTGGTAGGATTTGACAAGTTCGTCCGCTGTAACGTCCTTCTCTTCACCATCAACCTTTACAGTATAATAAGTACTTTCGTCTTCAACTTCCTCAACTTCGGAAGCATCAACGTCATACTCTTCATCATCATCTTCATACTCGGATTCAGATAGCTCTTCAGCGTCATCTTCCTCATACTCGTCTTCAGATGTCGCCTCAACCTCTTCAGTCTCTTCGACTGCCTCAGCTTCGGCATTAGGCTCTAGTACGTCTTCGCTTGCCTCTTCGGGGGCGTCAACATTCAAGAGTTCGTCAATCGCTTGACTTTTCGTTAGTGAATCACCGCTACCCAACAGGGTTGTAGTTTCATCAGCCATTCTTTATCTCCTCTTAGATTTATTCTGGAAGTTAATTTCCAGTTTCGCTAAGTTGCCTGTCTCGACAACTTCCGTCAAATGGCCGCGCACCACCATTAGTGCTTGGTACATCTGAAAGAGCGTTTCTCGTCCTTCTGTTGACGAGGAATCTTTCCAACCGCTGACGTACTTTTCCTCAAGTGCGTCAAACGCTTCTGTAATTAACGGGTCACGCAACAGCGCCGCTGCTCGCTCCCCTCTGGCCTGTTCGGCCATTAGCTTCCCTTCACTCAAAACAGTCTCCTATACTGTTGCAAAAATACCACACAATGTTTTTTGTGCAATACTTATGTTCTCGGCAAGTTGGTAGAAATATCTACACCAGCCTGCTTTTCAAGCGAGCGTAGCTGGGCTTCCATTGCAAGCTCATCTCGACGAAGCTGTAGTTCGGCCTCAGCTTTTTCACGCTTGAGTTGGAAGTCCATTTCCATTTGCTGCATTTTCATTGCCTGCTGGGCTTCAAACTCAGCTTGCTTCATCTGCATCTCAGCTTGGAACTTCTGCATTTCAAGTGCAACCATTGGGTCTTGCTGTTGTCCCTGCTGCTGTTGCGCCGCTTGTGCCTGTTGAACCTTAGCCTCAATCTCCTGTGATGGAGCGTAGAACTGGTCGGCGTCTTTGAACCCCGCAAGCTCGGCAACTTTGGCCAAAGTGTTCCGATACTGAGGAAGGCTAACCATTGGGTTGTTCGGCCCCATTTGCTGAATAATTTGCTCTTGCTTGGCAGCAGTTGCCATCAGGAACTGTATCTGCTCTTGTTTTTGAGCAGTGCCTAAGCCTACGTTAATTTGAACATCGTACAGGCTGTTCCACTCGCGTGGGTCTACAGAGACAAACTCATTATTCAAACGAACAATTTTTTCTTTGTTTTGATACTTCGTAGATAGATGCAGGATTCCTCGGAAGAGGTCACGCACACCAGTCTCAGCAAAAACACGAGCAATCATTTCAATCTTGCCTTGCGAAGCTGCCATAGTCGCGGCAACAGCGGTGGCAGTTGTTGACTGAAGCGAGTCGGCATCCAGACCCATCGACTGTTTGGTAATGCCAGTGCGTTGCTCACGCACAGTGTCCATGTAGTTCAAAGCAGGGAATACGGAGCCAGCAACATCAGGGACTTGCAGTGGCTGTACTGCACCAGCTTGGCGCACCCGCACAATACCAGCAGGGCGGTTGGTCATCAGGTCGTCTAGGTTTACTTGACCCTCAACAGCAACAACACGGGAATTGTTTGTGTTGTAGATATTGTCTAGCAACTGACGCATCAATGTTGACTTGATTAGCTGCACATCCATCACCAGCTCGGCAACAGAACGACCAATAGCGCGGTGCGGCATCAAGATAGGCGAAAGACCAGCAAACGGAATGTGGTCAAACTCTTCGTTTTCAAGAATGTGATATCCGTTGCCAACTGTCAGGACACGACGAAACTCAGCAACGCCATCTCCATCGTAATCAGATTTAATGTACGACTCAGTAACCAATACGTTACGCATTGTTGGGTCTGTGCTGTCATAGGTAAGACCAGTTTCAATGTCTTCAAAACGCTTGGTGCGTTCTTCATTCATGTCTAGGTCTGTGTAGCCAGCGTAGCGCTCAACCTCATCTCGGTCATAGCCCATTTCAACAAGTTCGCTGACAGTCATTGTCGTGCGGTGCGCTACAAAGTCTGCATCAGCAATGCTCTTGGCACGGTTGCTAAT